AACTTACCAGCAGGTTTTAAACAAAGAGGTGTTAGAGTCAGAGACGAAGCAGCTCCAATACAACCTGGTGAGTTTAAAGATGTTGATGCACCAGGTGGTAATTTAAGAGATGCTTTCTTTCCACTGCCTTACAAAGAACCATCACAAACTTTATTAAATTTACTTGGTATTGTTGTACAAGCCGGTCAGAGATTTGCGAGTATTGCTGATATGCAAGTGGGCGATGGTAATCAAGCAGCAGCTGTTGGAACAACGGTTGCATTATTAGAACGTGGTTCAAGAGTTATGTCTGCGATTCATAAAAGATGTTATGCAGCAATGAAAAGTGAATTTAGATTATTGTCTAAAATTGTTTCACAATATTTACCACCAGAATATCCATACGATGTTGTAGGTGGTGCAAGAAATATTAAACAAGCTGACTTTGATAACAGAGTCGATGTAATTCCTGTAGCTGACCCTAATATTTTTTCTATGTCGCAAAGAATTACTTTAGCTCAAACACAATTACAAATAGCAACATCAAATCCTACATTGCACAACATGTATCAAATATATCGAAACATGTATAATGCTATAGGTGTAAAAGATGTCGATACAGTTTTACCACCACCGGCGCCAACAGCACCGATAGATCCAAGTTTAGAACACATTAATGCATTAGCTGGTAAACCTTTTCAAGCTTTCCCTGGTCAAGATCACAGAGCACACATCACAGCCCACTTAAATTTTATGTCAACTAACATTGTTAGAAATAATCCTGCAGTTATGGCAGCAATACAAAAAAATATTTTAGAACATATTAGTTTAATGGCACAAGAACAGGTGCAATTAGAGTTTAGAGAACAAATGCAACAAATGATGATGATGCAACAACAAGCAGCAACTAATCCACAACTGCAAGCACAGCTACAGTCGATGACAAATCAGATAGAATCAAGAAAAGCTATCTTAATTGCAGAGATGACAGAGGAATATATGAAGGAAGAGAAACAAATTACGTCACAATTTGACAATGATCCTCTTTTAAAACTAAAATCACGTGAAGTTGACCTTCGTGCGATGGAAAATGAAAGAAAAAGAGACGCCGATAAGGCTGATGAGGACCTTGCAAGAGCAAAATTGATGCAAGCGCAAGAAATTTCAGAAGATAAACTAGATCAAAACGAAGATTTAGCAAAATTACGAGCTGGAGTTAGCCTTGCAAAGAGCGGTGTACAACAAGCTAAAGTTATGATAGACGATAATTAATAAAAAGGAGCAAAAAATGGAAAAACTTGATAAAATTAAAATAGTTAACGTTGCAGAGCAAGAAGTTGAGATAGATCCAAGATCTAAAACAACTGCTGACCAAGCGTTTAATTTTATTGGCACTGGTGGACCTGAAGAAGAAGTACAAGGTCAAGGTGCTGTAAGACCAGATAAGAAAAGAAAATCTAAAGCGTACTAATTATGTGGTTATCGGCAATAAAATTAGCCGTTTCTGCTGGAAGTAAGATTTACGCTAACAAACAGAAGACGAAAATGGCAATGTCAGAAGCACAGCTTATGCACGCTTCTCGTATGGCCGAAGGTAAGGAAGCTTACCAGGGCAAATTGTTAGAAGCCCGTCAATCAGATTGGAAAGACGAGGCAGTTTTAATAATTTTGTCGTTGCCCGTAGTAATTTTGGCCTGGGCAGTGGTATCGG